CGTACAGCTCAGATACAATCATGGATTGATGCTTACAACGATGACACTGGCAGGGTTCATGGTAGGGGACTGACCTTACGTACTATCACAGGACGTATGGCTCACAACTCTCCGAACATGGCCCAGATACCAGCAGTACGTAGTCCTTTTGGTTTTGAATGCAGAGATTGTTGGACTGTATCTAATCCACATACACATTCATTGGTAGGTACAGATGCTTCTGGTCTTGAGTTGAGGTTGCTTGCTCATCTAATGAATGACAGGAGCTATACAAACGAGGTTCTTAATGGTGATGTACATACAGCTAATATGAAGATGGCTGGACTCACCGACAGAGATCAGGCCAAGACATTTATATATGCATTCATGTATGGAGCAGGGCCAGAGAAGATAGGTAATATTGTAGGGGCTGGTTATCAAGAAGGTGAACAGTTAATAAATAAATTCTTGAAGAATATGCCAGCCATGAAAAGAGTTCAGAAAAATGTACAGGATATTGCTTTGAAGAAGAACAAGATAAAAGGAATAGATGGAAGATTTCTGAAGATAAGATCTCCCCATGCTGCTTTGAATACTTATATACAAGGAGCAGGGGCTGTTGTGTGTAAGGATTGGCTTATTAATATGACTACTCGTGTAGCACAATCTGGTCTTGATGCCAAGCTGGTAGCTTCTATCCATGATGAATACCAGTTTGAAGTAGCCAAGAAAGATGTAAAGGAATTTGGTAAGATAACCAAAGAAGCTATTCAATACACAGAGAAAAAGCTGAATCTAAACTGTCCTTTAGATAGCACATGGAAGGAAGGAATAACATGGGCTGATACACATTAAAAAAGTTCTTGACATTTGTTTTTAGATATGAGATAATACGTTTTCAATTTAACAAAGGAGAAAATTAATATGTCAGTAATTTCAGGAAAAGCATACTGGGCTTCAATCGTAGCCCCTAACACTACCTTTGATAGTGATGGAGTGTGGAGCATTGATGTGTGCAATCTGGATAAAAAGAATCTGGGTATTGTTAATAAGGATGGACTAACTGTTAAGAATAAAGGTGATGACCGTGGAGATTTTGTCACTATCAAACGGAAAGTCCGTAACCAAAAGTCAGGAGAACTTAATCGTGCTCCTACTTTGGTTGATGCACAGAAACGTGCTATGCTAAATACTGCTGTTGGTAATGGTTCTGTGGTTAATGTTAAGTACAATCCCTATGAGTGGGAGTTTGGTGGACGTAAAGGTATCGGTGCCAACTTGAATGCTATCCAAGTGGTAGACCTTGTGCCTTACTCTTCTGAGGGTGATGGAGAAGACTTTGAGGTGGTTGCTGATGGCTTCTCTGCTGAAGATTCTGATGAGGATATTACACTAGCATCTTAATGAAAGGAGGAATGGGGGTGGTGTAATGCCATCCCCTATTTCTATGGCTAAAATAGAAACATTAATACAGGATATACATAAACTTCTAGGGCCAGAAGATTCCCACTTGAATAAAGATCTAGTAAGTAGTCAGATCGGGATCTTCTCCCAAAATGTTGAACAACAGCTAAGAGATTTCTTGAAAGAGAAACCTACCTATCGTAAGGGATTAAGATTGTCTGGGATAGGTAGACCAGCAAGGCAACTGTGGTATGACAATCAATGTGAAGAACAACCTATACCTTTGGATGCCAGTACTCGTATTAAGTTTTTGTATGGTCACATTCTTGAAGAACTATTGATACTCTTAACAGTTTTATCTGGTCATAAAGTAACAGAGGCACAGAAAGAAATTCATGTTGAAGGTGTTAAAGGTCATCAGGATTGTAAGATAGATGATGTTCTAGTAGATTGTAAGAGTACATCACATAGAGGGTTTGATAAGTTTAAGAACTGTACTCTTGAGGATGATGATCCTTTCGGTTACATAGAACAGATATCTGCCTATGCAGAAGGTAACGATGTAGATGAAGCAGCCTTCCTTGTTATTAATAAACAGACAGGGGAGATATGCTTAACACCAGTACACTCAATGGAGATGATCAATGCAGGAGATAAGATTAAGCAACTTAAAAAAGTTATTACTTCCAGTGTACCACCTGATAAGTGCTATTCCGATGTGGCTGATGGGGTTTCTGGTAATCGTAAACTTGCTATTGGGTGTTTATACTGCAACCATAAGAAACTTTGTTGGCAAGATGCTAACCAAGGTCAGGGCATACGTGTGTTCCAGTATGCACAAAGTAAGAAGTACCTTACGAAAGTATCAAGAACTCCTGATGTCCCTGAAGTTCTAGATTGGTAATGCACTGGAAAATTAGAGGAACCCGTAGAAGGTTCAAACCTAATCCAGATAAGTTTGGATTTGTTTATGTTATCACGAACAAGAAAAATGGGAAAGCATATATAGGATGCAAGCAATATTTTCTTGGAAAGAGTAAACTAAATTCAAAGTGGGAAACTTATATGGGTTCCTCTAAGGCTTTACTACAAGACATTAAGAAGATAGGTAAGAAACATTTTAAGTTTGAAGTTATAGAAGAGTATAAGAATAAACGTAGCCTAAGATATTATGAGTGTTATTTTCAAATGAAGTATAATGTATTAGCAACAACATTGGAGGGAACAGATGAACCTGCATTCTACAATTCCTATGTAGGAGGTAAGTGGTACAGACCTGTGGAACATTATTTAGATGAAGATCAAAGACCCAGATGATATATTTATAGACCCTATTATTCAGTATGATAGGAGGTATCCTGAACGTAGATTATACTTGGCTGTAATCTTACAGGCTCTCCTTGATGCTACGAGGATTAAAGGGAATATAAATAAGAGGAGAGCTACTTCATGGTTCCAATGTAGTATTGGAGTTACGTGTGATAACTTTGAATTTATATGTGACCATGCTGGAGTAAACCCCGGATATGTTAGAAGTTTTGCTTATGAAGTTATTCACTCAGAAGACCCAAGATCTTTTCGTTACAAGATTACTAAGTATAAAAGAATGATAGCAAAGGAAGAGGAAAAGAATGAAGAAGGATAGTGTCAGGGATCATCAGGTAGGTGGAGATCATTATAAGAACTTGACAATACAACCAACTGAATATATAATGGCTAACGATTTAAATTTCTGTGAAGGTAATGTAGTTAAGTATGTTACAAGGCATCGTGTAAAGGGTGAAGGATTACAAGACTTGTTAAAGGCAAGGCATTATATTGACTTGTGCATTGAATACTTATATGGGGAGAATAGTAATGAGTCTACCAACTGAGTACCAGAACTTTATTTACTTATCCAGATACTCCCGATGGCTGGAATCAGAAGGTCGTAGGGAAACATGGGATGAGACTGTTAATAGATTAATTAGTTTCTTTAGAGTTCATGTAGAAACAAACCTTGGGGTTAAGGATCAACTTGATACCAAGGATTGGAGTATGATACGTAATGCTATTCTTAATCTTGAAGTTATGCCTAGCATGAGATCGTTAATGACTGCTGGTCCTGCTCTTGATAGGGAGAATATATCTGGATACAACTGTTCCTATATACCAGTGGATAATCCAAAGTCCTTTGATGAGATACTTTATATTCTTATGAATGGTACAGGTGTAGGCTTCTCTGTTGAGAGACAGTATGTTAATCAGTTACCTACCATACCAGACGTAGAGTTTGAAAGAACAGATGATGTTATTAGTGTGGCTGATTCCAAGGAAGGATGGGCCAGAGCATTCAAGGATTTAATATCCTACTTATATTCAAATAGAATACCAAAGGTAGATGTTGGCAAGGTACGTCCTGCTGGCTCTAGATTAAAAACCTTTGGAGGTAGAGCCAGTGGTCCTCAACCATTGGTGGACTTGTTTGACTTTACCATACGTAAGTTTGAAGAAGCTAGAGGTAGGAAACTAAACTCTATTGAATGTCATGATATAGTTTGCAAGGTGGGTGAGGTTGTAGTAGTGGGTGGTGTACGTAGGTCTGCTCTCATATCTTTGTCTAATCTCTCCGATGATCGTATGAGAGCAGCCAAGTCTGGTGCTTGGTTTAATACTGATCCACAACGAGCCTTGGCTAATAACTCTGCCGTATATACTAATCGTCCTGACACTGGTGTATTCATGCAGGAGTGGCAGTCCCTCTATGAAAGTAAGAGTGGTGAACGAGGTATCTTTAATCGTGAGTCAGCTCAACAGAAGGCAGCACAGAATAAACGTAGAGCATGGGATGTAGACTTTGGAACTAATCCTTGTTCAGAGATTATACTACGTCCTAATCAATTCTGTAATCTAACAGAGGTAGTATGTAGACATGAGGATGATCGTAATTCTTTGGCAAGGAAGATACGTATAGCTACTCTGTTAGGTACTATTCAATCTACACTCACTGACTTTGGCTATCTTAGAAAGAGATGGATAACTAATACAGAAGAAGAGAGACTACTAGGTGTATCTCTTACAGGGATTATGGATTGTGAACTACTACATACTTCCCCTGAGAAGTTATCT